CGCCATATCCCCCTTCCACAGCCCTTGCTGCTCTAGGCTTCCAGCGTTTCCGCCGGTGTCGAAAAATCCGTCGTGTCGAAGAAGTGTCGAAAGTCTTTCAGCGGGCCGAGTCTGATCACGTCTTGCAGGAAGTCCGGGGCGAGGTGTGCATACCGCATGGTCATGGTCAGCGACGAGTGCCCGAGAATCTTTTGCAGGGTCAGGATATTGCCGCCGTTCATCATGAAGTGCGAGGCGAACGTGTGGCGGAGCACGTGCGATTTCTGCCCACGGGGGAGGGCGACGCCGGACATCTTCACGGCGAAGTCGAAGCTGTCGCGGCAGTTGGAGAACTTGCCGTAGCGGCGCAGGTGCGAGTGCAGGCGTTGTTCCAGTTCTGGAGGTATCGGGACCGAGCGGCGACGCTTTGACTTCGTGTTAACGAACTGCACCGCTCCATCCCGGACCCGATCCAGGGTCAGCCCTTGAGCTTCACCCCAGCGGCAACCGGTAGCCAGACAGACCAGGGCGACGGGTTCCACATGAGGCGTCTTGCAATGTTCCCGGAGGGCACGGAACAGCGTTTCTATCTGCTGGCGGGTCAGGTAGGTCAACTCACGATCTTGCAGCTTGATCGCCTTCACCTTGGCCAGCGGGTCTGGATAGTCGATTTCACCCAACTGGTGCAGTTCGTTGAACAGCGACCGCAGGTAGCCCAGTTCGTTGTTCAAGGTCTTGCCGCTGATGCCTGACGCAAGGCGTCTGGCCCGATACTCGGTGAAGATGTTCCCGGTTACCACCGAGCCTATGGGGTCGCCCATGCGTTCCGCCATCTTGCGCAGCACCAGGGAACGACGGTCAGCGTCCGTCAGGGCGTGGCCGTGGAGTAACGTCCAACGGGTCACCAACTCAGACAGGCGTCGACGATCCTTCGGCCTTGGTGTCCAGGCCGGGTTTTCAATGGTCCTTTGCCGCACGGTGGCTTCGAACCGCTGGGCTTCGCCCTTGGTCTTGAAACGCTTCCTAAAACGCTTGCCCTTGATCGGTTCAACGTCGGCCAGCCAGCGGCCATCCTCAAGCTTGGTGATCGCCATCAGATCGCGTATCCCCGCCGTAGATACCGATCACACATCAGCTTGTGTATATGCCTTTCCAGATCGCGACGAGTCCAACCCTTGGCGAGATAGTGGTCTTCAATAACGTGCCAGAACTCCAATTTGCGGGCGGACTCAATTGCCTTTTTTGCAGGGATGCGCTCCCGCGCAATCAGGCTGATGAACTGGCCGAGGAACATCTCGCAGTTACGCCCGCTAAAGCCCTTGGCGGTCTTGTAATAGCGCCGATACTCGGTGCGCTCGATCAGCGGATCGCACTCGACCTGGACGCGGGCGTCCTGGCTGATCAGGCTCCAGAACGGATCGTAGACCGCTGTCCGGCTCAGCAGCTTGAAGCTTTCGCAGGCGTAGTTCCACAGTCCTTGCAGGTGCGGGCAGAGGCCCTCATAGGTGCGGCAGCCAATGACCTCCCCCGAGGCCATACGCGAGCCTTCGGAGAACTGCTGGACGATGGAGTGATGGAAACGGAATTCGAGCCGCCAGACCGTTTCCAGGGGGTTATAGGCCGGGTCGCCATCGCCGAACGGATCCCCGTTCAGGGTCGCCCACACACTTTCCCAATAGTCGAGCTTGTCGGTGGCCCGAGCCTGGAGGGTCTTGTTATAGATCGACAGTTGCAGACCGTTGGCCGAGCCGAACATGTACGTCTCGCCACGCCCGTAGACCGAGGCGTTGCCGTCGAACTCGATCCGCTCGATCCCGCTGATCTGGCGCACCCGACGCGAGCGGCAATGCATGCGATCCACCAGATCGCGAGGCGGTTTCCAGCCTTGTACGTCCAGGGCGATATGCACAGCGGCTTGGTTGGTCTCGCAGTGGCTCAGCACGGCAGCGGCCAAGTCATCCAGCACGCCCTGGAGGATATGCGGGTCGGCACCGTCGAGGGCGTGGGGCGACACCTCGATCTTGAGGTGCGAGCCAAGGGTGTCGACCTTGATGTTGTGATTCTTGATCAGCAGGATTAGCCCCAGTTCTGCGTTCTGCAGACGGTACTGATAGCCAGAGTCGCGACCGATGCGGCCCTTGGACCATTCGTAGCCGGCGAACTCGACCACATCCACCGAGAGGTCAAACAGCGCCATCACTTCCGGGCGCAACTTGCCGTTGTACAACTGCCGCACCGTGTCCACGCCGCAACGCAGAATGCGCACGCCTGACAGGTCGGTGAACGCCCCCGTCATGGAATCAACGAAGAGCCGTCCCTTGGGGGAGTCCAGCAGTTGCCCGTCGGGTTGCAGCAGGAGGCGGTTTTGATGGGTCACTTTCTTCATGGTTTCACCTAACAATGTCCATTAATGTCCAAATCGTGGGGTGCTTATCTGACGTGTTACAGGGGCGTCGGCCGGCCCCGCCGTGGCGCTTGCTCACTCCGAGACGAGCCGTTCGCGCGCGCCCCGGCCAGGCCGGCTACAGCGGCCATACCGGCCCCGTCGGCGTCACCGCCACCGCGAAGAAAAAGCCCGCCAGATAGGCCAGGAACGCCAGCCCCAGGGCGGCGAAATAGCTTGTCCAGTTCATCGGCTCCCCTCAGTTGATCGAGCGCGGCAAGCGGCTGGTGTCAGGAACCACCGTCACCCGCACGGCGGCGCTGTTCGCGGCGGCGGGCGGCACGCTCGGCGCGGCGGCCTGAGCCGGCGGCGCATTGCCCAAGGCACTACGCCCGGCGCAGGCGGCATAGCCGGACCAACCGCCCTTGAAGCTCAGTTCCGCAGCGCAGTTGCCCCGCGGCACCACGGCATAGCCGGTGTCGGTCAGGTCGCGATCGGTGAGAGTGAATTCGCTGCCGTCCTGGCCCCGGACGGCGAACAGATAGGTGCGGCGCCCGGAGGCGGACAGCAGGGTCGCCTTGACGATGAAGTCGCGGCCGGCGAAGGGATGCCCTACAGGAGCAGCGCCCGGAACGCCTGGGTGCCCAGGTACATCATCAGCAGCATCAGGATCAGCCGCACCAGTAACACGCGCAGCACCCACAGCAGGACCGGCTTGAGCAGGCGCAGCAGTTCCAGCAGCAGACGGCGATACAGGGTCGCCCATGAGCAGACGAGGTCCACCGTCATAAACCACAGACCCAATAGCAAGGGCCGGAATTGCCATGAATAGAAGAATCTTAGGTTGTCTAAAAAGGCTCTTGCCGGCGATGGTGTCGGTGACGGAGCCGGTGGCTGTCGATTCATAGAGGGCGAAGGTCTCCTGGCGGATTTTCTTGATCTCGACGATCACGTCGCGGGCCGGCGGTTTGTTGTCCTGGGCCGAGTGCTGGCTTTCCTTGTAGCGGCCCCGAATTCCGATGACGGCGAGGTTGGAGTGCAGATAGGCCTTTTCCGCCGTCATGCGGATGTCGTCGCGGATATAGGCGATGTTCGGCGTGGTGAGGATGATGTCCCAGTTGAAATGCCGGTGCCGGGTCCAGGCATCCAGCCAGCCCATGGGCCGCCCGGCTGCCTTGGCCGCTTCCGGGCCGTCCGGGAAGTCGAAGCGCTTGAGGTCGGCTTCGCGCCAGGACTTCAGAAAGATCAGTTGGGTTTCGTCGAAGATGATGAACGCGCCACGCGGCGCCCACATGAACCAAGTGCGCATCTTTTCCATGTCATCCAGGTCCTCGAGGTCGAGGTTGATGACGTCGCAGCTGGAGGGCGTCTCCGGCATCACTTGGAAGATCCGTTCGCGGGTCAGGCCGCGCACGTTGGTGATGATGACGCGGCCCTTCTTGATCGCGGGGATCAGGTCATCTTGGATCGCGCCGGAGGTCTTGTAGGAGCCGTTCGGGCCGTGATGAATCTTGATCGCCATGTCACTTACCTATGAAGGGGATGAAGGACATGGAGAAGCGCGTGCCGATGGCGGCGAAGATCATGTTCACCGCGTCCGGCAGGCCGAAGAACGCCAGCAGCGAGCGCAGGTCGCCGTCCAGGGACGAGTAATAAGACGTGATGGTCGAGCCGATACCGATGCCGCCGACGACCTCCTTGAAGGCCTTGTAGCCGATTTCCGCGACGAACAATTGCATCTCGAACCAGCCCTTGATGGCCATCTTGGTCAGCAGGACAAAGGCGTCGGTGACGAAGTCATAGACACCGCTGTAGAGGAAGTCCCAGAGGGATTGCATCCAGGCGAGAATGTCGGAGAGAAAGGGAATATCCATGGCGTTTCCTCAGGTGCGATAGAAAACGATCCATCCGGCCAGCATCGCGGCGATAAACAGCACCACGTAGCGGATGACGGAGAGTTCTTTGGCGTATTCGGTCAGACAGACGTCGAAGCGTTGGCCGAGGGCGGTAAAGTCCCAACACGGCAGGGAGCCGCCGCCGGTGCCCAGGTGAATATCGAACTTGGAAGCGAGGACGCTTTCGAACTTGCCTTGCAGTTCCTGGAAGTCCTTTTGCGCCTTGGCAATGGCGTCGTCGTATTCCTTGATGGTCTTGTCGAAGGAACCTTGCTTCGGCTCTTTCAGGCCGCCCCCGCCGGAGCCGTCGCCGCCATCGCTACCAGCGCCGCCGTCGGAACCAGAACCGTCACCATCGCCGCTGCTATTGCCATCGCCATCGCCATTGCCGTCGGGAGGGTTGCCGCCACCTCCTCCACCGCCGCCACTGGAGCCGTTGTCGCCGCCACCGGGCTTGGTGCCGCCGTCGCTTCCACCGTCGCCGCCGGGCGGGTTGCTGCCACCATCGCCCCCGGTGCCGCCGTCACCACCCGGCGGCGGACCGTCGCCCGGACCCACGTCGCAGCCGAAGGCACAGGAGCCATTGGAGGTGAACCAGTTGCCGGTGAACGAGCCGATGACCTTACAGTAGGTCGCGCCGGCCTGACCTTCAGCGGGACCGATACAACCGTCAATCGCACTGACCGCAATCTCACAGCCGAGGTAGTTGATGAAGCGGGAAATCGGCGCTTGATGGGATTTTTCGTAGAGCGAGCCGGCCAGAATCTTGCACTTGTTTTCCTTACACTCGCCGGTCTCTTTGTTGTATTCGGTGTCAGCTGGGCAGGAGTCACCATACCGGCCTATAGAAGCGCCGACCTCACCAACAAACTCGCCTTTGTCAAAACGTTTCAACGAACAGCTAAATTCCTCATCAGAAATACGCCTCAAAAAATTAAGCGAAAAGCTGTACTCGCCGCCCTGAGACTGAAAATAGGCCAGCACCGCTGAACACCCCTCACCAGGCGAGCCAAACGGCTTGTCGCGCAAACGGTCGATGCCATTAACCTGCCACCAAAAGAATTCAGCACTGGCCACGGGATGCCACAACAGCAAGAACAGCAGACCCAGCACTGAGAGAAACCGGCCACAGCCGGAGCGCATGTTGTTATTCATACAGTCACCCATGAAAAAGCCCCCTGCCGGAAACTCCGGAGGGGGCTTCCGTTTCGGTCGCCACTACTGGTATTGCCCGACCTTGAGCCCTGAAATCAGGGAATAGGCCATGAACGCACCCAGCATGAGAGACCAGATCACGTCAGGCCTTGCGCATCGCGCCGATAACCAGGGCGAGGCCGACCAGCACCGCCACGGCGGCGATCACCAGCTTGGCCACGGACGAGCCGTCGGTGCCGGCTTGGGTCAGCACTTCCTTGGTGGTTTCGTCGATCAGCGAGTCGGCGAAGGAGACGTTGGCCACGGCCAGGCCGACGGTGGCGATGGAGGCGTTGCGGAACAGGGTTTTCATTTTTTCCATGATTGGAACCTCATTAATTGCGCGCTTTGCGCATGGCGGAAATGATCAAGCCAGCCCCCAAACCAACGGCGAACAGCCCGATGGTCCCGGCGAAGCCGAGGCGGAAGGCCGACGGGTCGAAACCACCCATCAGCAGAGTCAAATAGCCCTCTGCCTCAGGCGGCAGCAGGTAGGTCTGTATCCACTCAAGGTGCGTACAGCCAACCGTGCCGTCCGCGTTCTGGACCCAGGTCTTGCACACTTGAACCGATACAGAGCCTTCCATTCGTGCAGTCCTCAAACAGCCAGGGAGGCCGCTAGGCCGTCGATCCAGCCCCAGGCGTAGCCGGTGGCCAGACCTACCGCGAACAGCGAGAGATAGCGGAACATCGCGGCCTCCTACGGCTTACGCCTTGGCGTCCGGGGACTTGTCTTGTTTGTCCTGGCCCTGCGGCTGCTGGGCCGGGCGCGGGGCTTGGGCCTGTGCTTGTGGGCGGGCCGGGGCTTGGGCGGTCGGCGCCATCGGCTTGCCGCCCACGGCCAGCAGATCCACGAGGACCTGGGTATTGGTGATGTTGCCGAAGCGATCCTTGGTCGGACGGACCACGCTGGCGAACTTGCAGAGCACCGGCTGGCCTTCGAAGACGATGGCGTCCAGCAGGGTTGGCTCGATGTTGTATTCGCTGATCTCGAAGCCCTTGGCGTTGCCACGGGCACCTTCCGGGATCGGCGCGATGGACTGGACCGAGGCGTAGATTTCCCCGGTCTTGGTCGAGGTATAGGTATCGGTCTTGGTGACCCACAGTTCGACGACGCCGCCTTGGGTTGCAAACATGTTCATCGGTGTTTCTCCTTCAATTCGCCTTTTTCGGCGTGAGTTGTCCCGCTGCTGCAAATTCGGCTGTTTCGCCTTCATTCAGCGGTGTTGGGTGAAAGTGATGTATGGGGCGATCCCTTCGGGCCGGGCTCTATTCGCTAGCGAACCAAGCCAACCACGGGTGTTCGTCTCGGCCCATCCGGGTAACGATCCCTATCGCAACGTCGTCTCCGACGGCCAAGAGGAACACTTCCCCTTGGAACCCGCAGAGCAACACCAAGGGCTCTGCCCTTGTCATCCCGCTCTTGCCGCCGAGGGCTCGGGAGCGCGGGGCGGAGGAGCTGCCCCACACTCCCCAGCGGAGGCTGTTTCAGGGGGGAGGCGTTCAAGGGTGCGCTGCGCCCGTGCTTCCGTTCGCCGGAACGGTGAAGCTGTTCCGACGAGCCGGGAGCGCGGCCCTTGACCGGATCGGCCACGGTGCGGGCGGCCTGGATCAGGCAGAGCAGGAGCAGCGCTTTCAGGGTGTCAGCGAGCATGGGTCAGCCCTCCAATTGGAATGCTTCGCGCACGGGCACGAAGGGCGTGGGTTTCCCGCTGTCGTACACAACGTGCCAGTACTTCGGCGGACGCCGGGACGGGTCGTGTTTCGCGCAGAAGGAACGGGGACGGCAGAGCCAGCGGCCATCTTCCAGATAGGGCAGCCCAGGGGGCCGGCAGTCCGGACACGGCGACGGGCTGTGCAATGGGATGACCTGCCTTGCGGACCAGCACACAGAGCAGGCGCAGTCCGGGACGTGGGTTTGGCGCAGGTAGTAGGGGCTGGCGGTCATAGTTCATGCCCTCACCCCACGGATGCGGTACACCTGCCGAGCGCGTTCGCGGGTCAGGCCGAAGGAGCGGCGAGCTTCTTCTTCAGTCGGGAAGACAGCCACCGACTCTTCGACCCAGCGTTGGCATTCCACGCGGGAAATGCCCTGATGGACGCGATGCCAGCGGCGTTGCCGGGTCGGGCCGTGGAAGGTGCACATCTCTACGAGGTAGCGCATGGTCAGAACTCCTCCCTTTCCATCAGCTGATGGGTGAAGAGCGCAACATTGACCATCACGTGCTTGCCGATCTTGTGCGCGGGGAGATAGCCCTTACGAATCCATCCACGGACGGTTTCGTGGTCTTCCCCCATGCCAATCCAGTTCGCGAAGTCCCGCCACGGCAACACCGGGGGCGCCGCGCGAAGGTCTTGAGCCTTGATTTCTTCCACTTCCATGGCCTTTGCTGCACTATGTTGGACAATGTTGGATAGTGGCTTGAGTCATTTTGACTTAAGCTAGATTGAATCTTATTTGGCTTAAGTCAATTTGACTAGAGCTTATTTAGATGAATTAGTTATGATAAAGCAGCGCGTTATAGCCATCCTTGCGTGGTCGGACATTCGGCTGCCTAAGCTCGAAGAACTGACGGGGATCAGTCGCTATACCTGGAGCAACCTTAAGAATCCGTCCAAGAGCCGGGAGATTAAGGAGGAAGAGATACTCGCCATCGCCAAGGTTTTTCCGCAGTTCCGTTGGTGGCTACTCACTGGCGAGGTAATGCCTGATATCGGTCAGACCAGCCCCGAGTACGAAGAAGCCAACCGAAACTTGAACAGTCAAAGCGCGGGATAGCGATCACACAGGAAGTGGCTAGACGTTGGTATGCCCGAGATAGGTGGGATTGTTGAAGGATTAGTGTAAAGCCAGATGCAGGGAAGGGAGTTTATGAAATTACATCTGCCTTGCCGAAGATTCGTATTCTTATGTTGATCTTTAAAGTAATTTTGGGTGCGGCTATAAAATTGTATTTCTAGATTGTATTTTGGTTGGGTTTTAATAGGGAGTTTGACATGTCGAAGCGGCTAGTTCTTTTTAATCACAAAGGCGGAGTAAGCAAGACAACGACGGTATATAATATTGGTTGGATGTTGGCCGAGAGGCATAAGGTTCTCTTGGTTGATGGAGATCCGCAATGCAACTTAACAAGCCTGATTCTGCGAGACGGATTTGATGACTATTATTTAGATGAAGCTACAAAGTTAAACAACCTGAAAGACGGGGTTAGCCCTGCCTTTGATGGGAAGCCTGTTCCAATAAAAGCTATTGAATGTCCTGTATCAGAAAGAATTAAGAATTTACATTTGCTTCCCGGTCACGCGAATCTGTCAGCATATGATGCGGCACTAACATTGGCCCAGAATTCTAATAATGCAATTTCCACACTGCAGAATTTGCCAGGAGCATTTAGTGAACTAATACGCTTGGTTGAAGAGCGCTACGAAATAGATTATACAATTATCGACTTGAACCCAGGCTTGAGCTCAATTAATCAGAGTCTGTTTTTGAATAGTGATGTTTTTGTGCTGCCAACAAATCCTGATCCATTTTCTATTATGGCAATTGAGACTCTTGCAGGAACGCTACCTAGATGGGCTGCCTGGAAGAATAATGCATTAGCTGACTTTGCTTCGTCTGCATACCCGTTGCGCTTAAACATTCCCAAGTTTGGTGGAACATTGATTCAGCGTTTCAATATACGGAATGGAAAAGCGGCTAGGCCATACAGGGACAATATAGACGAAATAAAGCAGGTTACTAATACAAAACTAATTCCAGCTTTGAATAGGGCTGCTATGGTTTTTCCCATGGATGATTATCCTGCTGAACTGAAAGAAAACAATTTCTGTCTTTCTGAAATCCAAGATTTTGGAGGCTTGCTACCCAAGGCCTTTGGTGTTGGAGTCCCGGTATTCGCGTTAACTGACGAAGAAATTGCCGAAACCGGCCCTGTACTAGAGGCTCTGCAGAGAAGAAGAGAACAGTTGCGTTTTCAAATGAATAATATAATTGAGCAGCTGCTGGTTTTGCTGAATCATGATTAACTCGCTGATTCGTTTTCGGAGTAGCATTAAAGAGACAAAGAATTTAACGGCAATTTATGATTATCTCACTGAAAATGTTAGAGCCCCTGTCGAGGTTGGGGATTTACTTAGGTCGAAGGTTGTCTATGCAGTTAGTGCGCTTGACAAGCTAATGCATGATCTTATACGTATTGGAATGGTGGAGATATATGAGGGGAAACGGGCAGCAACTCCAAAATATAATAATGAGCCAATCAAAATATCAATTGTTCACCAGCTATTAGAAAATGATACCGCTATGGCTGCCAGCGCTTTTGATCAGGCCGTAGCGGAAAAATTGAAAATTCTTTCCTTTCAAGATCCTGATAAAATTGCCGATGGCTTGAGTTTTATATGGGCAGAAAAGCAGAAGTGGCAAAAGATATCGCATGTCTTAGAGGGAGATGAAGACGAAATTAAGAAGACTCTAAAGCTAATAGTATCTCGAAGAAATTCGATTGTGCATGAGTCTGACTATAATCCGGTAACTGGAGAAAAGAACTCAATAAGCAGGCAGGAAGCCATTGATATAATTAACTTAATAGAAAAAATTGGTGTGGCAGTGGTGGGACTGGTTAAATAATTGTTCTGATGCTTATATTTTTCCATTTTGGAGCAAACTGTAAAGTTTAATTTCACTCCAATCCAGTACGATTTAGGAGTCGAAAAAGTGTCGAAATCACTGATCAGCAATGACCAATGAAGGCGACTTTGCCTTTTTGCAAGCCATTGATTTATCAGTAACTGTCCAGAATTGGCCAAATAAGACCACCCTAAAAATAGGGTTCGACTCCCACTGCCTTC